ATCCCGCCGCGTATCGTGTCTATGGCTTAGGTGAATGGGGCCTCGCCGAAGGGCTCGTGTTCGACAAGTGGGAGATTGCGCCGATACCTGAGCGCGCGAAGCTGACAGGGTACGGGCTGGACTGGGGCTTCACTAACGATCCGACCGCAGTTATCGGAGTCTACGAGCTTGACGATTCCGTGTACCTTGATGAAGTGTTATATCAAACCGGCCTAACTAATCAGGATTTAGGCTTGCTACTGAAAGACGCGGGAATCGGGCGATATGACGAGATCATCGCAGATAGCGCCGAGCCGAAAAGCATCGAGGAATTGTACCGGCAAGGTTTCAACGTCCATCCGTGCGCCAAGGGCGCGGATAGCGTGCGGAGCGGAATAAGCCATATGAAGTCTAAGCGGATCTTCGTTACGCCCCGGAGCGTCAATGTCCAACGTGAAATGTCGAGCTATTCATGGCGACAGGATAAAAACGGGACATCCCTTGCCGAGCCGGTGGATGATTTCAACCATGCGATAGACGCGGCGCGATACCGGATGACGGCCAAGCGTAATACTGTAAAAGCCGGGAAGCTGGCTGGCCTTGGTTTATGATGGATAAAGCGGACGAAACTACGGAGATTGCCCATTATGATTGACATAGCCGATATTGACAAGCATATCGCCCGACATAATGCGCGGCGGCTTTATGAGCAACGCGCGTACTACGAAGGGAAACATCCGGCAATCTATAGCGACGGCCCGAAGGAAGCGCCTGATAACCGCGTCCCGGTTCCAATTGTGCGCAAGGCAATCAAGCAGGTTATGGGCTATATGTTCCGACCTGGCGATATAACCTATTCAGGCGAGTATTACGAATCTACGCTGAAAGATATTTACGACGCGAACGAGGAAGGAATTGTAGACGCCGAGCTTGCAGAGACGGCGCTAGTCAACGGCAAGGCGTTCGAGCTTCACTGGACAGAGGACAGTCAAGAGAGGTTCACGCAAGTGCCGGTTACGCAATCAATTCCGATTTACGATGGCGCGATTATACCGAAGATGGTAGGCTTTATCCGCTATTGGATTGACGACGGAGTGCAGTACGCGACGACCTACGACGACCGCGAGATTGTCGAGTACGTCAATGGCGCGCAAGGCTGGGAGTATGTCGGCCAGCCGCGCGAGCATGGCTATAAGAGCGTGCCGGTCATCGAGTTCACAATCGGGCCGAATGGAGAAAACATATTCGACCATGTTCTCCCGCTGGTTGACTTGCTAGATCAGTCTATTTCGGAGGATATTGCTAACGAGCTACAGCGGTTCGCCTCGGCGTATCTTCTCATGGCCGACGATATAAGCTCGGACGTTGACGCTGACGGCGAGAGCGAAGTTGACAAGATAAAGCGGACTAAGATATTCGCGCGGCTCGGCGAGGGTGTCCAGAATAAACTCGCGTACCTTACTAAGACTATCGACCCGACCTTTATCAATACCGCTCTTGACAGGACGGAGCGGCTGATTTACGAGATGCTGGCAGTACCTAACCCGAGCGACGATACGTTTAATGCGCAATCTGGCCTGGCGCTAGAATACAAGCTCCAGCCTTTCGAATATCTTTGCGCGTCGATTCAACCGTATTTCACGCGCGGGCTACAGCAGCGCATCCGGCTTATTGGAAACCTTGACGCTACTATCAACGGTACGCAGGGCGCGACCTCTGAAGTGTCGATTAACTGGCATCGGAATAAACCGGACGACCTGAACGCCGTGGCCGATGTTGTGAACAAGCTGGCTGGTGTGGTAAGCGACGAGACGCGCTTGAAGCTGTTCCCGTCGTACATCGTGCCGGATGTCGAGAAAGAGCTTGCCAAGATTGCCGAAGGATTCTCGGCTATTCCTGTCGATGAAACGCCGGAGCCTGAAGATGCGCCGGTCGAGGAATAAATGGAGCGGCAGTATCGCGCGTACATGGAAAAGGGGTATCGCGCAATAAACGGCATGACTCGCGCTCTTGAGCGTGAGTTATCCGCGCAATACGCCGAAGTGTACAAAAGCGTTGCCGCAAGGATCGCGTCGCTCTATGGCAAGATTGGCGATACACCTACCTTGCAAGAGGCTAGGCGATACAATCGGCTGAAAAACCTACTTGAAGAGATCGGGAAAGAATATCGCAAGCTGACAGGGAAAGTTATCACGGCGTCAAAGCATGGCATTGCGTCCGCATATTCCGAAGCGGCATATCGGACGGAATGGGCCATCGACCAAGCTACTGGAATCGAGATCGCTTTCAGCAAGTTACCCGTCGAGGGTATCCGCGCGGCGGTTTACTCTAGCGCGACCGGGCAAGTCTTTAGCAAGCGTATCCGCGACAATTCGGAGCGGGCCTTGCAGTTGCTAGGTAACACTATTACGCAAAGCCTGATTGAAGGCAAGCCATACGCGGCCACGGCCCGGGCAATTCGTGATAGGTTCCAAGGTGGCTACAATGACGCCATGCGCGTGGTTCGTACCGAGTCGCACAGGGCGATGACGCTTGGACACCTTGAATCGTTCGACATGGCGCAAGAGGCCGGGGTCAAGGCGCGCAAGCGATGGGTCGCCACGCTAGACGAGTGGACACGCGACGCGCATAGGTACCTTGACGGCGAATATGCCGACGATGATGGCCTATTCTGGATAGGTGGAGACAGCGCGCCCGGCCCGGGATTATTCGCGCGGCCCGAGAATAGCATAAATTGCCGATGCGCGGTTATCGAGGAAATTGAAGGATTGGAGCCTAGTCTACGGCGTGAAGCTGGCGGCGAGGTTATCCCATATACGACCTATGACAAATGGCTAAAGAGCAAGGAAGCCGAAAAGACGGCGCTTGAGAAATCGGTAAACATTCCGGCGAGCAAAGCCGGTAAGTATTAACTCGCGGGGCGATGCGTCGCGGGGAAGGAATGATGATGACGATTGACGAAGTTGTTGCGATGGTTCCCGAGGACAAGCGGGAGGCGGTTAAGGGCGAGCTGACCGGGTACGTCAAGATTGGTTCGCGCGACGATGCGGAAAAGATTGCGAACGAGCATCCGCACGTTAAGAGCGTGCTTGACTCGCGTATTAGTAAAGCGGTCGAGTCGCACGATGTTCGGTTTATGGCCGAGAAGCTGCCGACGCTTGTCGAGGAAGAGGTCAGGAAGCGTAATCCGCCTAAAGACCCGAAGGATATCGAGCTTTCCAAGCTCCGCGACGAAATGGAAAAGATGAAGCGCGAAGGTACGTTCAAGGAACAGCGCGCGCTCGCCGTGAAACTGGCGGCGGAAAAGAAGCTCCCGATTGATATCGTCGAGCGGTTTATTGGAGAAAATGACGAGGATACGGTTGCGGCAATTGACAAGCTCGCCGGGGTTTTGATGCCGTGGCGGGACGAGACGGTCAAGGCCGAGATCGGCGCTCGTATTGGCAATAACGGGACACCGCCGAAAGGTGGCGACCCTGACAAGAAGGCGGCGCTCATGGCCGACTATAACCGATTGATCAAGGAAGGCAAGCGCGAACAAGCGAATCTTGTCTACCTGAAACTTAAAGACCTTTAGGAGATTTTATCATGGCTAACGATACCAGCACCGGATACGCTTCCAATTGGAACGTTCCCAACGTCAACGGCGGACAGCTTCTGACCTTTAGCTCCGTCGAGTTCCCCTTCCTCGCGCGCGTTGCTGGCACTAAGATTGCCAACTCCGATGAGTACGCGATGTCCGCGCAGTACGCGCTTGAGAGCGCAGCGCAGCCCGCTATTACCGAGGCCGCGTCTACCACCGCGCCGACTGCCGTCGCCTTCGAGCGCACGAACGAGTCGAACGTGGTGCAGATTTACCATGAGAGCATCAAGGTTACTTACTCGAAGCTGGCCGCGACTAACCGGCTGAAGTTTGCCGAGTCCGGCACCTCAGGCTATGCGTACTCTAGCGACCCGCTCCAGAACGCCATTGCCAACGAGCTAGCGTTCCAGTCTGCCCGCGCGCAGGAGCAGATCTACGCCGACCTTGAGTATACCTCGCTCCAGGGTGCCTATGCCAAGTCTACCGCCGCGAACGTGGCGAACAAGACGCGCGGTGTGATTACCGCCGTTACCTCGAACACGGTTGACGCCTCCAGCGGCCAGCTTGAGAAGGCGCACCTGAACGAGCTCCTCCGCGAGATGGCTACCAACGGCGCGAAGTTCCGCAGGCTCACCATCTTTGCCAACGCTTATCAGAAGCAGAAGCTGACCGATATTTACAGCTTTGTCCCGATGGACAGGAACATTGGCGGCGGGAATATCCAGATGATTGAAACTGACTTCGGACTCGCCGAGGTTGTGTTCAATCGGAATATGCCGACCGGCACCCTGCTTGTCGCGGATATGGCCTATGTCTACCTCGTCAACGAGCCTGTTCCTGGCAAGGCGTATATGCCCGACGGCCTCCTGTTTATGGAAGAGCTTTCCAAGACTGGAGCGGCCGAGGCGTGGCAGATTTACGGCCAGCTCGGTTTGGATTACGGCGGAGAAAAACTCCATGGGACTATCACCTCCCTTGCGACTGCGTGAGTGAGTAATTAGCATGGGGCGGGATTCGTCCCGCTCCGTGCGCGTCGGATACAGGAGATATCATGGCTAATTCTGTTGGATACCTTAACGGCCTTCCACCCCGAGACGTGGAGCTTTGGAAGGCGCAGAGCGAGCTTAACGCTGGCGCTGTTTCTATCGTGGTCGATCGCGCGAACGTTACGCCCGCGCCTACTGCCGCCGCGTGGAGCTATTCGGTTCCGTTCCGTATCGTCGGCACGGCTTCGGGCCTGGTTGTCCCGTATACCGGGAATATCGTTGCCGGGGCGGCTGACACTTCATCCGCTGGGACTGCGTCGGTCGATGATTCGTCTCCGCCAGTGGTTATGGGCACTGGCACCGTGAAGCTCAATGGCGATGCGGCCGCATGGCTCAGCACCGAGACGGCTACTCTTACGCTGACCTTTACTGATGGGTACGGCACGGCGCACACCGATACGTTCGTTGTAACGTTCACGGCGTAAGGGGTAGAATATGGGCAACATTAATTTTTCAAAGATTGGCGATTCTGAAAACGCCGTCGCTATTGTCGATTCCCGCGTTGCTAACCGTTGGCTCGATGCCTTCGGCGACGTTGACAAGGCTATTGTCGATTCCGTCTGGAAGGCCGACGAGTTTGCCGTTACCGCGACCGGCACTTCGCCCATTACGGCGTCGGTGCTTCCCGGTGCGGTGGCACTTGTTACTACCGGAGCGAATGAGTACGACGGCGACAATGTGCAGCTCGTCGGCTCGCGGTTCAAGGTTGAGAGCGGCAAGCCGTTTTACTTCGGCGCAAAGGTTACGCTCGGCGAGGCTGCGCAGTCTGACTTCCTGGTAGGGCTTTGCGGTGTCGATACCACGCTGACCAACGCGTCCGGCTCGCACGCGATCGCGCTCGGGGCCGGGGGCATTTTCTTCTCGAAGCTCGACGGCGTTACCGCTGGATACTTCAAGACGATTACCACGGCGACCGAAAAGAATAGCGCGGCGGCTTTCACCGCTGACACCTCGGCTCATGTCTTCGAGATTTATTGCGACGGTTCTAAGGTTAGCGGGTACGTTGACGGTGTGCTAGTTGGTACTTTCGGCTCCGATATTACGACCGAGGTTCTGACGCCTTCCTTCAATTTCCGCGCCGGTTCCGCTGGTGCTAAGACGATGACGCTTCATTGGATGCGCGCCATCCAGGTTAGGGCTTGATTATGGCGGTGGTATTCAAGGGTTCAGGCTCTGTATGGATTCCTGAGTGCCACCGCTTCGTTCGCTTTGTTAATGGCGAGTATGCCACGAGCGACGCGGGCGAAATTGCGGTGCTTGCTAAAAAGTATGGCCATGATACCGTCAAGGAAAATGCGCCCGAGATTGTGGCCGATGTTCCCGGGCGGGAAGTAGACAAGCCTAAGCGCGGGAGGCCGAGTAATGGCGTGCGAAAGACTGACTGAAATCGCGGACGGCGCGCGCGATACCTTCACCGGGTTTCACACTCAAATAAGCGGCGACCATCGGTATATCCATAAGGGCTACGGCTTCGCGGTTATCGGTAATACCGGGTCATTGACGGCGGGAAGCGGGACGTACTCGCTTGCGTTGACTACTCCGGTCGATACGGCGGGCGCATACATCCATTTCCGACCCGCTAACCTTACAGCTACAGCTAACACTATGCTGATTACCGTTGCCGAGGGCGCGACGTTCACAGGTGGAAGTGCTACTACTCCACTAAACCTGAATCGCAATAGCTCTACTCGTTCGCTTGCTACGGTAACGGCTGGAGTTACGCCGAGCGGTGGTATTACGGTTTTCCAGCGCGTAGTCGGAGGCGGTTCTAACCCGTTAAACAATACTGGCGGCGCTGCTGGTTCCGAGCATGAGCGTGTACTGAAACCCGGAACGACCTACTCGATAAAGATTGACAACATCGGCGCGACTACGGCTTCAACCGGCTATTTCGAGATTTACTGGTACGAAGAGCCTAAGGGGTAAGACATGGGAAACCCGGCGACTAATGGCAACGGCGAAACAATCGTTATGGACGTGAATACGCATAAAGTTCACGGCGGATACGTTCGCGGATTCTACAATGAGGACGCCGACCTTGACACCGGGGAAAACCTCGACACGCTCATTGTTACCGGGACTAAGCCGGTGCATATCGTCCTTGACCTTGAAGCGTATGGCGGACAGCTTGTCGCGTATATCTATGAGGATTGCGAAACGAGCGCGGACGGTACGGAGCTTCGCACGTCTCGATTCAATCGGACGATGACGGTTCCGATTGAAACTAAGGTTTACTCCGGGCCGACCGTGGTGAACGTCGGCGATATGTTCGTAAAGCGCCGGGTGCTGGCCCACGCGCAGGGAAACGCCGGTATCACCTCGGCGATTCGCGGCGGTACGGAGCGTGTACTGAAACCGCGCAGTAAGTATCTAATCCGTCAAACTGCGGCTAGCGACAATATCGCCATAACGCTTGCTGGCGTATTTTGCGAGGGATGATATGATTGCTACACTCGCCGAGATAAAGACCTTGCTCGGGATTAGTGGCTCGACGCAGGATGCACAGATTGCGGCGCTTATTCCTATCGTCGAGGCCGATTTAATCGAGCATTGTAATAATGACTTCCTGAATGATTCCGTCCAGTTTCTCGGCGATTGTACAATAACCGCTGCCGGTGGTGTTTATAAAATCGAGTGCGCTGACGGCGGCATGGACGCCGAAGGCTTCGCGGTGGCCGACCCGGTATACTTGGACGGTAGCGTGCGAAATGATAACTATTACACGGTAAAGACTATTGCGGCGGGATATATCGAAGTGAACGAGGCGACCGTTGCAGAATCGACCGCAACGGCGATGACGGTTACACTCGTAACGATTCCGGCGGCGCTTAAAATCTATTTCGCGCGCATGATATCCTGGCAGCTAAACCATGCGAATGATGCGGGTATGCAGTCTGAGAACATCGGCAATTATTCCTACTCGATGGCGAAGACTTCGAGCGATGCTGGATACCCTGCCGATATCTTGCGCGGGCTTGACAAGTGGCGTAGGATTCGAGCCGTGCGCGGGAGTATCATAGAGGCTTTCAGGGAACGGCGCGGGTCTACCTCGGGCCTTGCGTCGCATGATGATATTGCATTGAATCATTACAAGGAATCTAGGTGAGCATCACTAACTACTTCACTAAGACGTTTTCACGGTACACTCTAGCTCCAGCCGTTACATATCCTTATGACAACGTGGAAACGCTAGTCGGCACCTTTGCCGGGGCGATTCAGGGTCTATCGGGTGGCGAACAATGGCTAGACGAAAAGATGACGCAGAAGGTTACGCATAGAATCTTTTGCCCGTCTGCCACGGTGGTTTATGTTCAAGATAAAGTGAAGGAAGGGACGCGGACGTTTGATGTCAAATGGATTGACGCGGTTGAATTGAAAACCGGCCACCATCTTGAGGTGCTAGTCGAAGAGGTGGTCTAATGGCGTACCGCGACATGGTTCGGCCCGAGAACATCGAAGCCGCGATATGGTCAACGCTACTGGCGATACATGGCCAAGCGGTAGACCTTGCGCCGGTCGATCAGGGCGCCTTGCGTAACTCTATTTCGATGGCGACGAATAAGCGCGAGGCCGGGTTCAATGCGTCAAGCGGAGAGAACGCCCCGATCGATGCCAAGATTGCGCGGCCAGAGTCTGCCAATGTCGGATATGTTGGAACGGCTATCGTATATGGCGCTGCGGTCGAGTTCGGTAGACCCGATATGGAAAGATATCCGGCGCAACCGTATCTTAGACCGGCGGCTCGGCTTGTTAGGTCTAAGCTCGACAAAACATTTTCCAAGACTCTTGAAAAAGAGATTATGGATATGGCGCGGAAACAATACCCGTTTAGGAAAGATAAATGACGATTGAACAGGCAATCGATACCGCGTTACGCGCTGATACCACACTCATTGCAATGATAGGCGGAACATCGCCGCGTCTTTATTGGATTCAGGCGCTACAGACTGCCACGCTCCCTTACGTCGTATACCAGAATATCGCCGACACCGACGAACAATTATACTTTGACTCGAAAGATACCGGCGTCGCGCGTATCCAGTTTTCCATAGTTGGAGACAAGCGCGCGGACAAGTCTATTCTTTACCGCATCCGAACGATTCTACGGGGGATGAATGGAACGATTGGCGGAGCGAGCGTTGAGCTGGTGAACCTTCT